CTTATTTATATCAATATCCTTACCAAACCGCTTATTTGGTTCGTGTCTAATTCTTGTAATTTTCAAAGTAATATTATTATCATTTACTATTCGGTTCAAATGAAAACGACTTAATGTTAATGTGGGGTATTTTTCTTTTAGTTTTTCAAGTAAATCCTGCATCGTAATAGTTTTATTTTTCTTTATTTCATCTAATATAAACTTCACTTGGTCTTTATGAACTTTATACGCAACTGGTTTTCTATTGTGTCTTTTTATTTCACCATTTTCATTATATTTATCAACCCATCTTAACAAACTTCGTGCAGAACATTTGAATATTTTACACACTTCTTCCTGTGTTTTGTCTTCTGTTAAATAATATTCAACCGCAGATAATTTATAATCTTCGCTTTTATGAGTAGGCATTATATTATATAATAATTATATTATATGATATAATTATTTGGAATAAAAAAATGTTTATAATTAATTATATTTATACTAAAATTATGTGCTAATAAATGAATGTTAATAATTAAACTTCAATATCTTCTTCAACAATAACAAGAGGTTTTTTGACTTTTTTAACAATCTTTTTAACCTTTGGTTTAGGTTCAATAATAACTTCTTCTTCAACAGATACTATTTCATTTTGAACTTCATCAATAGGTTTATCTAATAATTTAATACTAATTTTAGTTTCAATATTACTTTTTATTTTTTTCAATTGCAATAATTCTTCTCCAATATCTAATACATCATTTAATTGTATTATTTTAATATTAAAAGTTTCTGCTATTAATAAATAATTATATTGTGTAAAATTTTCCAATAATAATAGTTTAAATATATCTTGTGTTTCATAATAATTAATAGTATTTTGTATATCATCATATGATTTGTATAAATTTTCTAAAAATACAATTATTTTATTTTGCGTAGAAACAGATGGAATAGGTATTTTCAATAATTTAAATTTTTCCATATCTAAATTTTTCTGTCCTCCTCCTCTTGCAAGACTATATATATTATTTTGATTATATAATAAGTAATAACCAATGTATTTATCTAAAATATTATTAGATTTACTTAATATTGTTAAACCACTATCATTTAAGTAAAATTTTTTATTTAATATTCTAACACATTTTTTTGATAATGCGAACCTACCAATAACTATATTATATCCTTCACGATTAAAATCTTTTGTAGTGAATGTTTTATCACCACCACCATAAACATCGTATTCTCCAGTTTCTACATTTTTTTTTACTATTCTATCGCCATATAATATATTACACACTTTTGATAATTCTTTCCATTCAATACCATATTCTTCAATAATATCTTCTTCAATTCCATATTCTGTATAATTTAAAGAATATTTTTTAGAAGCAATATCATTAATATCAACCTCTTTAATTAAATATTTTTCTTCTGTATCTGGATTGAAATCATAAAATTTAACTTTTTTAGTTGAATGTGTTTCACAAAATTTTAATATTTTTTTTGTTCCTAATATATCAACAACATCCTTTCTTTCTTTTTTTTTAGTAAAGAATAAAATACAAGTTTTTGACGAGGTTGATGTAAATGTTCCAGCAGGACATAATATAACTTCTTGTAAATCACAACTTTTCATTAAATATTCTCTTACCTTGTCATAACCGGATTTAGAATTATACATTTTTTCACCATCTAACATTACAGTAGCACATCTTCCATTTATATTTAAACAATGTATCATCATTTGTAAAAATAACAATTCAGAATTCTTACCACCTGTTTTTATAGGTATATAATCACTTAATATTTCTAAACTACCAATTGAGGTTAATAATTCATCATAGTTTATTGTTACTGAAAATGGAGGATTTGCTACAATATTATCAACTTTTATATTATGAAATTTTCTAATACTATCAGCACATATAACATTAGGCAGTATTTCACCAGTATTAATTAGCATATTTGATAAACATAAATTATAGATTTTTCCTTTTATTTCAATACCATAAATATTTTTAATTAATTGTTGTCTTAATTCTGCACTTGTTATTAGATTTGATTTTTCAAATTGTTTAAAATGTTTAATGATAGTATTTAATATACCACCAGTCCCAGAAGCAGGGTCTAATACACTTTCAATTTCTCCATTATCTTTTAATTTTGGATTAACCAAATTTACCAATAATTTTTTAACTTTTGGAGTTGTAAAGAATTGTCCTAATTCACTTTTTTTATTTCCACCAGCACCGAACACAGCATCAACAAATATACTTTCATACGCTTCACCCAATATATCATAATCATAATTGTTGAAATCAATAGAACTTAATGCTATAACAATTTTTTTAATAGTAGTTGATTCTTTAATAAATGATTTTTTACCATCTTCAAATACATCTTTAAATTTAGGATGTTTTGATAATACTTCTTTCCATAGAAACTCATCAAATATTTTTTTTATATTACTTTCTTTTTCTGGAATTTTAACATACTCAATTAATTTACTGAATTTTACATATTCCAAATATTCTAAAAATTTTTCGTTACCATATTTTTTAACACCATCTTTATATAATTCTAAATTGTAAATATCAATAGAACCATTTTCTATATGTTTTTCTGCTTGTTTAAGAATTAAGAAATGAGACAATTCGTTTAACGCTTCATCGCCTATTAAATGTTCTGCATCATTACGCAATACATCTAAACAAGTTTTGAATAAACTATGTAATTCTTGTATTTTACCATTCATTGTTGATTGTTGTTCTTTCTTTTCAATTATTTGATTAACTGGTATGCATCCGTTCTTTTTAGTAAGATGTCTTTGTAAATCAATTTTTTGTTTAAATTGATGTCCGCAATGTTCGCAATTGTAATTCATTATATTATACATATAGATTATAATATAAAGTATTAATAACTTTTTAAATCAATTTTTTATTTAATTAAATAAAAAAATAAATATTTTTATAACAATATATTTTTAAGTTTTTTTTACTTTTCCTAAAACTCTACTAATTCTTCGTTTTTGTTGTGTTTAATTATTTCTGTTAAATCGTTAATATCATAATATTCGCACCATAAATCATAAGGAGGAAACATATTATCTAATATTTTTAATGTTTTCGTTATATTTGTAAATTCAAAATCAATATCTGTTTCATTTGATAAATACTCACCTACTTTATTTTTACAGGTTTCCAAATCATAATATACTCGTTCAATACTTAAATATTCTATCCAGTTTGTAAATTGTCCTTTGAATGCTATTTCAGGTTCTTTGGATAATCTATTATCTCTTTCACATAATTCATAATAACTTTCTTTACTTTTTATATTTTTATCAGCAATTATTTTTCTTGCTTTTTCATATGTTGTAGCAAGTGCAGTTCTTTTTATTGTTTTTAATCTTAATTTTTGTGTTAATTCATCGTCATATTCACCAAACTCATCAATCATTTCTCTTTCTTCTTTTTCTCTTGGTTTTGGTTTTTGTTTTTCAATCTCAATTCTAAACACCTTGATTTTTTGAGTAATAGTTTCATCTTCTAAACCCATTTGGTAAATAACTTCTCTTACCTTTTTCAAATCAGGATTTTCATTATTTTCTAACCAGTCATCTCTATTCAAAATTGGTAAGATGATTTTGGTTTTTTTATTTATATCATTTTTGTTTTTTCTACTTGCTCTTAATGCCGATTGAACGATACGGATATTTGATGTCATATTTTCAGCAAATACAACACCATCCAATAATGGAAAATTCCATCCTTCACCCAAACAATAGACACAAGTAATTATTCCAAACTTCGCCTTTTCAAAATTATTTATTATTTCTTTTTGGTCTTTTGATTTCATTTCACTATGGTAATTTGAATAATATAAATCAGGTATATCAAAGTAATTATCGTCTAACAACATTTTTATATATTGAATTAATTTCAACGAATTATCCTTGTTATTTGAATATATCAATAAATGATGTGAATGTCCATCAAATATGCTTTTCAAAGATGCAAACGCACTCAAAAACAACCTCTTATCATTTTCTTCTATAATATGAAATCTTGATAATTGTTGTTCTAATTGTTCTTCATTTGTAATAATGGTTTGAATAACATAATCACAAATAATATTTTCATTAATCGCCCATAGCAAACATTTTCTATCAATTATTTCTCCAAAATATTCAACATTATCATTTGAAACTACAATACCATCATCACACATACTTTCCAATTGTTTAAGTGTAGCAGTTAATGATAATTGTTTTACAGATGGAATGTTTAACATTTGAATATATTTTTTTGTAGTGTGTGCTAAACGCATATTATTTGTAGTTAAATGATGAACTTCATCTAATAGTTTCATACCAAATACAAACCTTGTATGTTGTGTCGCAGTATATACTTTGTGTGCAGATGAATATGTAGTTATTACAATACACTTTTTTTGATTATTTTCTAAAAATTGCATTATATTTTCAGTATCTACTCCACCTGAAACAATTAAATACGGAACACTTTGAAACAAAACACAAATAACTTCTTCCCATTGTTTCAATAATAATTTATTAGGAACACCAATAAGAATAGTATTTGAGTTTAGTTCTTGTGTAATCCATAATGAAATTAGAGTTTTTCCTACTCCACACATTAACACAAGCATACCTTTATCGTATTGTTGAAAATGTATAACTGACTTTCCAATAATAATAGATTGGTCGTTTCTTGGTATGTAGGAAACAATTTGGTTATTTGTTCTCTTGGATTTTAGTATATGAATTAATGATTGAATATTTATTTTTTTGATTGTTTTTCTTACTCTGTTGCATCTTACTAAATCACTAATTTCTTGTTTGGTTAATTTTCTATATTTAATTCCAAGTGTAATTAGATAAGGTTCAATAAGAGTAATAATTTTTTTATTGTAAAATTCAGTTCCAGCATCATATTTAACATTTAATTCACGAAACTCATTTTGTAATAAGCGTTCAACAATTCCCATTTTTTCAATAGGAATTTCAAACACCGCTTCAAAATATCCCCTCTTAATCTCACCAGTAGCATATTGTGTATCTCTTTCAGGAATATTATTTGCTTTACCCATTTTACACGCATCATCAACATCATACGATGGATGATTTCTAACATAAATATATCCGTTAATTTGGTTCATTTTGATAAAGTTCATATAAGTTATGTAATAATATAATTGTGAAATTATAAATCAATTTTTTATTATATTCAGGAAATAAAATAAAAAACTTTTAAGAAAATCGGCGTTTTAAATGTGCAAAGGTGTAATAATCCTAAATTTTAATATATAAAATTTTCACCATAATACCTAACTCTATCAATCAATTGATTAATTAATTTATATATTCTTGAAGTATAATCTTTTTTATCAGGGTAATTATCAATATTATTGTAAGTATATTCCAATAAATCTTTATATTTATTTATATTATTATTAACACTTTTATCTAATATAGCATTACAAATATTACTTCTCAATTTTAATTCTTCTTTATATATTTTTATTAAATTTTCTACATTATTAACATTATTATCATTTAAATCGTATGTGTTTTTAAATTCTTTAAGTTTTTTTTCTAGTTCACCATATGTTCTAAAATATGTTAATCCATTTATTGTATTATAGTATTCTATAATTTTTTTTAAATCATTATTTAAGTTTACAAAATCATATTTATATTTATCTTCTTCTTTATATATATAAGCTTCTTTTATATTTTCTATAATATCAACATTGAATAAAATATATGTATTGCCTCCTATATCTGTATTAGTTGATATCTTTGCTATTATTTTATTTTCTAATTTTTCTATATTATCAATTAAAAATTTTTCTGAAGAAGTAACTATAATAGGTTCTATTTTATATTCTGAAGTTTTTACTATTATAATTGTTACAGGATTACTGGTATCATTAATATCTTCTACTGAAAATATATAAAATTTAATATAGATATTTTTATTTTCATTATAATAGAAAATATCTTTTTTAGTTCTATTATATTCCATATCATAATATCCATTATAACGTGTAATTTTTCCGTCATTATAATTCCAAGCATATTTATTAGTAATTGGAGATGGTGTTACAATTGGATTTATTGAAGAAAAATTTTGTAATCCATTAAAACCTGAAGCTCCTTGTGAAGAGATTTGTGGAGTATTTATAGGACTTATATTACCATATTGTAAAGCGTATTGTTGCCAATCGGCTTCACTATTTAGTTGCTCACCATTCATTCCCATGGCCCCACCTGCTTGACCATCAGTTATTTGTATTGTATTATTCTTAAGATATTTTGAAAATAATTCAATATTTTTAAAATAAGCTCTATAAATTGGATATCCATATATATTTACATATTGATAAATTATATTTTCTGACATAGCATACTTAGTAGTAGAAAATTCTCTATATCTATCAAATGGTAAATTATTATTACTTGGATCGCGAATTGTGTTACTAAAAAAGTATATAAATGCATAATTAGTACTCAAAGGTGTAAATAATTCATGTAACTTTTTTTCGCATTTTTCGTATTCATCTAGATTTAATTGTTTATTAGTTATAATATTTGCTATATAATTATTCCAAGCCATAGCAATGTCGCGTATCGTATCTATATCATCAATATTATCTGTTAAATTTTCTGCTGTATCATTAATAGCATGAATTTTAAAATATGGTCCTTTATATTTTGGTGGATATCTTGATTGATATTCTGTTTTTATATTAAGATGTTTGTTTTTTTTACTTACATGAGTACCTAATATTATTTCTAAATTTTTTAATTTTTTATTTCCAGAAAATAATTTTGTAATTCTTGAAAAAATTGTTTTAATATTTTCAAAAATTACAGTTGTTTTTTTTATTTCAGTAGTTGTTTGTTGATTATTTGCTAAAGGACTTGTGTATTCAAATTCTTGGCTTCTTTGGCTACCTTGACCATTAGTAATTTGTAAAGGAGTAAAAGATTGAGGAGTTGCGTTATAATCAAAACTATTATATACTTGACCATTAGTAATTTGTAAAGGAGCTGTACTATTTTGCGGTATATAAATAGGTGCTTGTACTTGAGGATGCGAATAATTTATAACTGATTGTGAAACTACTTGAGGTTCTTGAGATATTGTTTCTATCAGTAGATTGTAATATTCTACTAAAGGTACATCGTTTTCATTTATTTCATGAGAATAAATAGTATTAAATATGGAGCTATTAGTAATAATAATAGCAGTATCATCAATATTGTCATTTTTTTTATAAATTATTTTATTCTCATTATCACTACTATTAAAATAAATACTATATCCAGATTTTTCTAATGGTTTAAAAACCATATTTATTCCAGATATTTTAATATCTGACATTGAAAGTATCACAATCTTAATTATTATATATATTTTAATATTTATACATTTAACTATATTAAATAAAAATGAGTACATAATTTAAAAAAAATTATAAATTTATAAAAACTTTTGAAAGTTTAAGAAAAATAAAATTATGTACTCTTTTTTAATTAAACAAAAATAATATAAGTTTATTTTTGCTTAATACATCTGCCTGTCTTAGGGTTAAGAATTTTACCTTCAGGACATTTCTTTTCAATAACATTTTTAGGTAATTTTATATTAATACATCTGCCTGTCTTAGGGTTAAGAATTTTACCTTTAGGACATTTCTTTTCTATAACATTTTTAGGTAATTTTATATTAATACATCTACCTGTCTTAGGGTTAAGAATTTTACCTTCAGGACATTTCTTTTCAATAACATTTTTAATAGGATTTTTAGGTATTTTATTTAATACATTTACATTAATACATCTATTAGAAGAAGGATTTAATACCTTGCCATTTTCGCAAAGAGCATTGGCTGATTTTGTTGTATCTATATTAGGGTCTTTATTTATATAAATTATAAGCCTTTCGCCTTTATTAAAAGAAAAACAAAGATTTGTATCTTCTTTGTTTTTAATACTATTATCTCCATGTAAATCTAAAGCACATTTAGATAAATTTAAGCAAAAATCATTATTTTTTTTAATATTCCAATCATATTTCATTAGCTCACATGGAATTTCTATATTGTTAGCTATTATTTTACCATTTTTAGGTAAATGAAAAGATACAATATTATTTTTAGAATTAACATATGCTACCTTTTTATTAATTATTTTTATTATCCATAAATTATTATCATGTATATCATCATTAACTATTTTTAGATCATTAATATGATAATCTAATGTACTTCTTGTCCAACCATTATATACGAATTTATTACCTTTACATTTAATCCCTGTTATTGAATGTCCAGATACTTTATCATTTTTATTCCAATTTCCTAATAATACCGAATCTTGTTCATATACTTTATTATTTATTGTACATGTATCATTTAATTTCAAAATATTATTAAAAGGAGAATCCGATGGAACCTTATAATATGATGGATATAATTTATTTTTATTATCTACATTTATTATAATAACATCAGGATTATCAAACTTTTCTTTTATTTTTACAGAAGATGTATATTTCCATCTTAAAATAATATTATTATTATCATCAAAACTTACTATAACATTATTAAATAATGAATAATATAAACTATTTTCATATAAATCTAAATATAATACATTTACACCCAATAACTTATAAACTTTTCTAATATATAATGCTGACAAATACCCGCCTTTCATTATTTTAGGATTAAAGGTAAATTTTTTACCATTATATTTATATAATTGATTTAATATATATTCAGGTGTTATCTTATCAAAATATAAATAATCTTTAATTAAATTGCTTGTACGTAAGTATTTTTTATGCAAAATATGCTTAATAGTTTTAAAAATTAATATTTTATCATTCCATAAAGCAGATTTTTTTAAGAGTAATTTTCTACTATTATCACTATATAAAAGTGCCATAAGTATAGAATTAAACCAACATGTAGAACCAAATTGTTTAAGTGTAATTACATTATTACATGAAGATTTTATAGTCATAATCTAAAAAAAGAATAGAATATTTTATATATAATGTGCTTTAAAAATACCACTTTAATTAATTATAAATTATAATAAGATTATAAAAATAATAGATAATACTAAAAATTATATAGTTGTTGACAATAATAATATTCCTATAGAAGTAATCTATAAAAATACAAAAGGATTAGCATAGTGAATACATTTGGTAATACAATAAAAAGAGTTATTCAGTTTGATATATTCAAAAAAATAACATTAAATAATATAAGACATTCATATATAACATGGGGGGTTCCTATAGAAAAATATTCGATAAACTATTTATCTAACTTAGCAATGATGATGGGACATACGATGTTTGTGCAACAATCATATAGAATATAAGAATACAAGCAGTTCATAATAACTATATAATATTATAATTTGTTCTAATTTTTCAATTTTTTATAAAATTTGATAAACATTGTTTATTTATATAACACAGCCATTACGCATATTAGACTGACGAACATTTCAAACCTGCACTTATTGAGAACGACGTGATAAATTGACAACACAATAACCGATTTGTACAAGCACTAACAACCACTAACAACTACTAATATATACGCAAATAAAGGAAATTGATATAAAAGCTTCAGCACTCGTGAAAGTAGAAAAATAAATGAATTCCATTATTTTAAAAGTTTGTGAATATATTGCTTCTAAAGAAAATAGCAATATTGTTCTCCTAAGAAATAAGGATGTAATTCAATGGTTATTCGGGGACCTATCCTTTCTATCTTCTATTGAAAAGAAGAATAAAACTTCAGATGAAAAAAAATATAAAGAACTTGAAGATAAATGGGGACAAGATATTCTAAAGACCCGTCGCCCAGATTTGAAGTTAGACAAGCAATGGACGAATAAGTTTGGAGAGCATATTTGTCAAGAAATTTACAACCTTCTAGATAAGAATGTTTCAAAGCCAGTAAATAAAGAGCATTATCAACCAGATTGGGAGGCAGATGATTTTATTATAGAAGTAAAGACACAAACATTCCATACATCCGGAACAGCTGGAGAAAAAATTCTAGGTTGTCCTTTTAAGTATGCTGAAGTTCCAGACCTTTATGAAAAGCCTTTGAAGATTATTTGTATTGGCGGTGCTGAAAAGATATGTAGGGAAAGTTATGGTAATCTAGCTGGTCCGAAGTGTAGCACACAAAAAAAGAAATTTCTCGACTTCTTCCGAGAAAATAAAATTGAATATATTGGAGCTTCTGATATTCTAACTTCTATTAGTTTGTAATTAAAACCTCATTTGTTCTAGCATCAGGCTCTTTGGAGTTAATAGCCCTTCTACAACTAATTATTTTTGTACTATATGTTGATGATGGAAACGCTTCATTAACCAATTTCACATCAGCATTACTCATTAGCATTTTCACATTTTTTGCTTTCATATCTGTACAGAGTTTAAAGAGTGTTTTGTGATCATCTATATTAAAACCATTAGATGTATAAGATACAAATGATGTATCATTTTCAGGAGCATAAGGCGGATCAAGATATACGAAATCGCCAGACACAATTTTTTCTAAAGAATTACTAAACGTGCTATGCGTGAATACTACATCTTTGATTAATAATGAAACTGACTTGATATGCTCTTCATCAAGAATTAAAGGATTTTTATAGTTTCCAAATGGAACATTAAAACCTTTTGGTCCTTCACGATAAACACCACGAAAACAAGTCTTATTTATAAAGAGTAGCATAGCAGATGCGGTTATTGTTGTACGTTCTTCTTTTGATAATGAGTTAAATCTTGACCTAATCCAGAAGTAATATGATTCTGGAGATGTTAGTGCTTCTTCAATAGTTGATGCTTTACGATTTACTAAATTTCCATTACATTTAGCAAACTCGTCTGTTAGTTTCTTTACTTCTGTAATTAGGTCGTCAGGATTTGTTTGAATATTCTTATAGAGACCAATAAGATTTGAATTCAAATCACTTGCATATATATTTCCATAAATCTTTATATACCCATTACTTTTATATGATAGAAGGGCAAGAAGAACACTTCCACCTCCCAAGAAAGGTTCGTGATAGTTATTCATTTCTAATGGAAATAGGGATATAACATCATTAATAATCTGTGTCTTTCCACCAACCCATTTTAATATAGGTTTAATAATATTTGTTTTGTTTGTAGTGATTTCTTTAACAAAATTATTATCATAAATAATATCAATTAATTTTTCTTTATTTTCTTTCGAATCATTCGAATCATTATCTATCAACATTTTCATTTCATTAACACAAGATTTTTTTTTATTAGAATGAGTTGTATAATGTGATTTTTTATCAAACTCTTTTCCACACTTTTCACAATTATATTTACCCATTTTTAGTTATATATTATAATATAATATATTAATCAATTTTTTAATATATATTGATTTATACCTAAGATAAAAGATTATATGTTTTAATTATTATGATTTTTATTTAGAAGTGATTTCAAATGTAATGTAATTAATATCTTGAGATTGGGTAATTTTGTAATATTCATATTCTCTATTATTAACTGGTAAAATATTTTTTAAAAATCTGTTATTATCGAAATATCCTAGTATTTCTGTTAGCCTTTCATATATTTTATTTATTTCTCTTAATATATCTAGATATATTGGCATTTCTAATTTTTTACTTCGTAATATAAATGGTGTTATTGTATCTGTATTAGCATTATAATTAATTATTAAACGCGGTATATAAATAATAATGATATTATTTAATGGGTATTTAGAATATAAATAGTTATCTATACAATAAGAAATGTTAAAGTAATTTATATAATTATAATAATTTATATAATAATCTTCGTCATAATTATATTCTACATCAATATGTAGACCTTCAACTAAATTATTTACCTTCAATAATTTATTTTTTGTTTTTTCAATATCTTTTTCATATAAATCTGATAAAATCTCAAAAATTTTATCTAACAAATCTTCATTAAGAATATCAAGATAATTCATTATATATTATCTATTCTTCTTTTATACTTAGATAGATGTATCATTTTTATCATTTTTCATAATACATAAACTAAATAATGTGAGAAATATTTGTTTATAATACTTTACGTTATAACATAGATATGAAAGAGAATAAAGATTTGTCTCTTACTATTCTTAAGGAACTAAATAAAAATTACAAGAAATATTTTATTTAGCTAAAAAGTAAATAAAAATTAAACGAGTAGTATATATTATTACTCAAAAATGTTCATAGTATCTCTAAATGATACAACTATTGTATTATTTGTCTTAGCATCTATAACTTCATTTATTATAAATGCAGCATTACTCCTAAATTTCGCAAATATAAAAAAATTCATGCTTAATAATGATGAAGAATACGAAGATATTAGTGACGATGCTGGTGTTTCTGACGATACTGGTGATGCTGACGATACTGGTGTTTCTGACGATACTGGTGTTTCTGACGATATTGGTGATGCTGGCGATGCCGGTGATTATGACGATGCTGGCGATACTGGTGATGCTGGTGATTATGACGATGCTGGCGATACTGGCGATGCTTGTTATTCTGACGATGCTGGCGATGCTGGTGATGCTGGTGATGCTGGTGATGCCGAAATTACTCAATTAGACTTAATTACATTGTCTAGATGCAATTCGATATTTTGGAAAAATTTATCATATAATTCACATGCCGTCGATTTATTAAGTAAAAGATTTGAATACGAGAAGAGCCTAAGTGATGAAGAATATAGAAAAATGCCATCTAAATATAAAATAGATTGGGTTGCATTATCACAAAATAATAATGCAATTGAACTCATTAAAGAACGGATAAAATATGAAAAAACATTAGGTGATGAATATATATATCAAAACATTAGCGAATATAGTAATTGTAAAAATAAAATAGATTGGTCTTATTTATCTAGTAATCAAAATGCTATTGAACTCTTAAGAGATAGGTTTAAATATGAAAAATCATTAGGGTTAGAAAAAATGAGTAAATAGCAAGATAAAATAGACTGGGAATGCTTTATGAGCAATAATGCTAATGCTGTAATATTATTGAAAGATTTATTAATAGAATAGTATTATATATATACCATTATTATAGAAAATATTAATATAATGTGTTGGAATGCTTCAGTATCTCTAAATACATATATTTTTGCTTCATTCGCAACTCTTTTTTCATATTTTAATAGAGGTGCTAATGGTATAACAAGTATACAAAGTTTAATATTTTATCAATCCTTTATTATCATGCAGTTAATCGAGTATTTTATTTGGTCTAAAACATTTTCAAATAGGTTATTATCACAGATTGCATTTGTAATTATATATATTATGCCAATGTTAAATATTATACTAATAAAATCTCAACCTAAACTTATACCATATTTATTATATGCATATATTGTTTTTATTGGCATCTTATATACTTTCATAATTCCATTAAATACTGTAGATTTTTCAACATTGCCAAGTAAAAATGGGCATTTATCATGGAATTGGTTAAATATAAATATATATATAATATTAATATGGCACGCATTCTTATCAGTAAGATGGATAATTGATAAAATGTATTTGCAGTTTATATATGTAACATTACTTCTGATTATAATATTAATACTATATAAAGATACTAATACATGGGGTTCTTTATGGTGTTGGATTATTAATTCGATAGCATTATATCTCATATTAGCGGTTTTTTATGACGAGTTATGTATATAAAAAATAATAATATTTTGATTGTAGTATATTATGAAAAATGGAATTTTACTAAATAAAAAGAATAATAGTTCTTTATTAATAATATATATATATAAGTTTTATTACAAAGTAGTTTATATAAGGTAATAAAGGTAATATTAATACCACAAATATTTTATAATAATTTTACAATAATAAGAAAACAACTAAGTAGATATTATAAAAATATAAGGGAGGAAAGCTTATACAATGGGAAAGACATAAAAAATATAAAAATATGTAAATGAAGTATAGAATAAGTAAATAGATTTATGCTGTGATTTTGTCATATTCAATAATGATATTTTTGGAATAACAAATGTTGTATATAATATTTTCTAATTGTTCCAATAGATAATCTAGAATTGAAGTGTTTGGAGAAGGTTTTTTGCTACATATTTCAAAGATATTTTGTTCGATATTTTCGAGGACTTCTTTAATTTTTGAAGAAGACAATTCATGTAACATATCTGTTAATTTATCAGAAATGTATTGATGATGTAATAAGGATATATTCATTGCTTCAAGAAGACTTAGTTCAATTTCATCACGTTTTCTGGACATGAAAGAGTAATAATATGTATATATATTAATATCAATTTTATAAAAAAAAGGGAAAAAATAGAACAACTTTATATATTTTAAAAATGAGTACATAATTTTAAAAAAATTAGAAAATTAAAACATTTTTTAAAAGTTAAGGAAAAAATAAATTATGTACTCATTTTTAGGGTTACATATAATTTATTCTAATTTTCTTTAGTTATAAAAAAAATTGACATAAGTGTTCTCATTAATTATTGTACGCTAAACCAAAGCTTACGAAGAAAATATGCTATGCTCAAGCTCGCTCTCAAACTCATGTTCATATTCATGCTACCATTATCACAGCAACAGAATGGTTTCTATAGTTACATTTATTAAAAATAAGGGTATATTCAATATTAGAATAGATAATGATATGGGTGCCGATTATATCTTAGATATTACTATTACCGAAGATAAACTTAAAACAATACCAATATTACATTATTGTTATATCGCAAGCCTTGTTTTAACACAGGATACAAGTAAATTATATGACAAAGATGATAAACATGTAATTTATAAAAGGCAGGTATGGAAAAATATGTATATTACGACATCATACACCCCGGAATATATAGATATATCAGATTTCACATTAGTTCTGTCTAGTGACAATTATATAGATGAAAATATGGAATTCATAAATAGCATCGCATTGATAAACGATAAGCTTTTCAAAAAAATGATTGAAGAAAAATTTCAAAATACTGAAGAAGTGCTCTTTAAGTGTGAAATTACCATCGATAGATTAAGAGCTCTTAATAAGATTATTCCTGAAAATTTTCCAAAAGATCTATACAACATAATTCATACACAATTAGTCTAAAGTCATCTGACTAAAAATAAAGAGGATTATTAATTATCTATAAACATATTTTAGCAATAAGTAGTGGAACTGGAATTTATACCTTATAATTTATATAATTTATATAATTTCTTTATTTTTTAACTTTTTCCTTATTTTTAAATCTATTTAAAGCATAAGAACTTATTTAGATTGTATAATAAAAAGAGAGAAGGAAGAATAAAAAGAGAGAGAGAGATGTACTCAAAAATAGAAAATGAAAAGAGAGAACATAATTAAAAAAAAATAAAATAAAAAAAGTTTTTACACCTTTGCACATTTAAAATGCCGACTTAACGACAAAAAAATATACAAAAATGTAAAAATTTGGTTATAACACATCGTGAAATGTGTATGAAGTCTTAACTACTGCGACAAAATACTTCTATCTATAATAAATTGTTCAATTTCATCGGTTTGTTCCATTTTGTTAATTGACATTATAATATTGATTTAAACTATTTAAATAAATTTAAATCAATTTTTTTATATAATACTAAAATATTTAAACCCATCATAATTTTTTTGTATTATCATTTTTTGGCTTTTTTTTTCCCTTCTTCCAGTCATACCATTACTATAAATAATATTTTCGGTTTCTACTCTACTTGTTGCTAATTTTTTTCTATCTTCTGTATTTACCAAATAATATCTTGAAAGTATTTTAAATTCATCATTACAAGTTTGTTTTTCTAAAAAAGTAACTCTGATTTGAAAATCATGATACATGGATGACGCAATAACAAACTTATCTACTTCTTCTGGCATATACTTATCACCTCCTA